TTCTTCCTCCACATCAAATTCATCTCCTAGAACTTCACCTTCATGTAATTGTTTCAATAATGTTTCCTGTGTAATAGAACCAGATGTATAAAGCTGTAGTAATGCCTGTATCTCTTGTGGTTCTAGTCTCTGTGATAAGAAATCTCTATTAACAAAACAACTACCAGCTTCTGCATTAATATATTGACCATGAAATACTAAACAGTTATCAATCATATCTTGCATTTGTTGTGCTACAACCATCATTGTAGAGTCACCTTGCGATCTATCTATTCTTTTTGCTTCTGCTGTTTCTGCTGATAATTTTTGACCTAACACAGCAGCTAATCCTAATTCATTTATTTGACCAGAAAGGACATCAAGTCTTTTAAATTGTGCATCATAACTTCTGCCAGCAGGTTCAATATATTCTGCTCTACCATCAGAAGGAAAAGCAATTGCTTCTCCGGGGCCAGCAGAAACTTCTTCAGAACTTTGTGGAAATCCATAAAAAGCTAACATTGGCACAGCAGAAATATGTAGCTGATTATCAAGATCAGATTGTATTTGATATGCTTTTAAATTTAATTCAGCAATATCTGCCATTGGTGGTCTTGATTCAAGCAAATTTAATCTATTTGAATATGCAACAGAGAATGGAATCTCAGGTAAACTTGTTGAACCTTCCTCTACTTTTACAAATTTATTGTTTTTATCTTTTCTATGTATTTCGTAACCACCTCTAGTTAATAATCTTATTTGGTCAATTATTTTTTCACCATATAAACCATCAGGAATTGAAACCTTTTCTTGTAATCTAATTTGTGTAAATTTAACTTCACCATCTATAACCTCAGTTCTAAATCCCAAAATATCTCGCGGTGTATATGTTACCCAATATGGTCTACCATTCTGTCCACTTGTAGGAGCATCAACTAATACTCCTACATGACCATATCTGACCATTTTTCTTGTAGTCTCATAAGTCCAAACATTAAGATCATTTCCCTGTAGATCAATATTAAATAGATGTTCTCTTATGCTATCTGATGTTTCATTAAGTCTTACAGGCTTTCTTGTTAACATTCCAGCCAGCATCCGTTCTAAACGTAAATAAAAAGGCGGACAAACAGACCTTGCAAGTCTGTTGTCATAACTTTCATCAAGTTCTCTTGGTTCTTGTGGCAAATATCTTCTATGTCTTTTTCTCATTTGATATGTACCGCCAAGCAAATCCTCTATTAACATCCAATGAGGCTCTTGTTGAAACCAATTAGCATTTGGATCATTTATTTCTTTTCCTTGTGCAGATGTCTCTCTGTTGTAATAGTTATATCCTGAGTACATTTTGCTCCAATGTTTTCTTAAGTGTAATAAATAATCTTAATAAAGCCTAATTCCTGTTTTACGACCAGCACCCATATGTAACGGATTAAATAAACGCCACGTAATGTAACCAAGAGCATCATTCATATGGTCGTAACCAGCATCTTTATCAGGTTCACCTTTTTCAGTATAACTTTGAAGTTCCAAGCACTCAATTACTTTTGTTGCACTTGAATGAATTTGTAGTCTTACTTGACCCTTTCCGTTCTCAAGTAATCTTTGTACTGAGTTAACTCTATCTCTAACAGGTGGATTAGCAGATGGTGACTGATTCATAAATCCATAAGTTTCTAATATTTGGATGTCGGTTTTCGAAGCATTTGTGCTTCTGTTTCCTCCTGACGCATCAGGATAAATGTAGATTTTTTGGTACGGATAGCGTCTTTTAATTTCTTTAGCAATTGTGTCGGTGTCATGTGATTCTTTTATTTCATCAACCACAAGTAATTTGTCACCACTAGCAATTCCAACAACTGCGTTCATATTACCAATATTGAAATCTAATCCAATATGCAGAGGTTCGTTTGTTATATCTGGCAACGTATCAATTACATGGACAGAGCGGTTGAAGCGATCATAAACCTGTCCTGTTGTTATATTACAAAACTCACCATTTAGATATGCCTGTAATAACCCTGATTCGTAATTTTCTTCTAATCTTGTAATAAAGTCTTGTGGCAAATGTGGGTTATCATAAGTGCGCATTTTGATTAATTTACGATCTGTTTTCTTTTGTGCTTCATTACTACCAAAAGTATTCCACATCCATCTAAATCCTTCAGGTGTAGATGCAACACCAAATTGTCTTTGATTTCCAGAACGTAATCTTGCAAGTATTCTAGGGAAAGCTCTATCAGCAATTGATGGAGCAACAGTATCAATCTCGTCTGCTAGTACCCATGCAAGGTTTAGTCCAATAATTCTAGACCAGTTTTCAAAACTTCTACATAATATTCTTGAGTCACCATCTGGAAGATGCAATAAATATTCTGGAAGTGGTGACTGTCTTTGTGTATATGGAATATTGTAATTTTCTAAAAATGTTTCAAAATCATTTTGCCAGATGTCACGAATAAGCGGTGCAGTAGGTTCCATTACTGCACCTGTAAAGCCCTGATTATTTATCGCTAACTGAACTGCTTTTGCACATAAGCTTCTAGTTTTGCCTGCTCCATATCCAGCAGAAAGACCAATAATTTGTGTTTCTTGATCGTCAACAAATGCAAGTTGGCCGGGGTGTAGATCAGCTTTTATTTTTTCAATAATTTCATCACAGCATAAATCAGAACCAAAAGATTGTTCTAAAACATTTCCTTCTTTTGAATCGAGAATACTCATACAAGACCAGCAATCTTAGCCATAGTATTTATACATCCTAAAGCTACATGAGGTTGTCCATTTCTTCTTGCATCTTGAGCTAATGTACTTAATTGTGCTAAAGCATCTGCAGTAAATTGTCTCCTGTCAATATCCCAATCTGCTGTCAACACTTCATTTGCAGCACTAATATATTTATCAACTGCTCTAGGTTTTACCCCCCATTCTCTCACCCCATAAGCAACAATTTCAGAACGTGTGGTATTTCTAGCTTTTAAAGCAGCAACTTTACGAACACGCCATTCGACCTCTTTTTTTGTAGATCGTTTACTCATTTAATTATCAAATAATTTTTTTAGTTCTTTTGAACCGCTTTTAGGTTTTTTTAACTGAATTAATCGTAATCCATAATTATCTGTTTTCTGCATATTTTCCCAATCTATATCTTTTCTTCTAATTAGCTGAGTATCAAATTTCTGCCAATTATTTTGTATATGATGTTGTGGTCTTTGAAATTTTCTTGTTGTTTCTACAACTCGTGGCCACATTTTTTCTAAACTTCTACTCATTGTTAATCGACCATCACCTTTATATAACTGATCCGTATTTCCTCCTTTCATAGTCATAGTGTGCATTTTTTCTATTAAAAAGGCATTAAAATTTACAGTGCAATAACCTAAAGATAATGCTTGTAAACATAAATCAGTATCTTCGTTGTATCTTCCACGCCATCTAATATCTAATGAATTATCAATTAACAAAGTAGAATATACATGAGCATTAAGTTGAAATGGTGGCTGTGTTCTTTTAATTGCAAACGAAACATAATTAAGACCAGCGATAGCAATATTTGTATATCTATCAGTAAAATCTTCACAACATCTCAGGCCAATATTTCCATTAACACGAATACGAGTATTTTTATACTTTCTATGAATATTACGAATATTGTCATCCATTATCCAATGTCTTTTAAAACCTAACTTTTTACTATGCTCCCAAACAAAATTTCGTACAGGAATTGAACCTAAACCTAAGTTTTTAAATGGTGTAGTTATTATTATTGACGAGTCGTAATGTTTAGAATATTTTTCATATTCCTGTGGTTCAATAACAAGTTTAAAATTTACTTTGTCTTTTAATAAAAAGTTAGCTGTTAAACATGTGTCAGCTCTACCTTTTGAAATTACATATACAGGATATTTAGGCTTCTTCATCTTCTACCTCAAATCCTACAGATGTCATATCTCTTCTTTCTTTTTCAGGGAACCAAATTGATTCAGTTTGTTTTTCATTAAATAAAAAATTATTTTGTTCGCAAAATATTTTTTTATCCTCATAAGTTTCAAAATTAACAATTAACTTTTTTGCTTCTTCTGATATTTCATAATCAGGCATACCCATCCACTCGGCAGCATGATCTGTTGTTTTTATTTCTGATGCTGGTCTTGTTACATACAAAAGGTTTTGTAACATCATTTCATCATAACCAGTACCTAAAAGATCACTTTTTTCCATGATCTCTTTAAGAATATTAGATAAAGCACGATCATCTACTTCACCCAAATGTGAAACTTCATTATCAGCTGTTAATAATTTAACAGCTTCAATACTATTTGAATCAAGTTCTAATTTTAATACAGGCACAGAAGTAAGTCCTAAAGATTGTGCAGCTTTAACCACACCATGTCCAGCAAGTATTGTATTATCTTTTGCAACAATGACATTTCTATAAATTCCATTATCTGTAATTGACTGTTTTAAGTGTTCTAATTGATCTTCAGGGTGAGCTTTATAGTTTTGTGGATGTGGTTTAAGTTTAGCAACAGGCATTTGTCTTACTGTATAAAAAGAAAATGTATTAAAGTCTAAAAGCTCAACAATATCTTGATGTAAATTATCAAAATTAGAAATATCATTTAATTCTTCAAGAACTTTAGATTCATCCCATTCAGATTGTTCTGCAATTTTATTGTCGGCAATAACATAAGCTTTTTTTTGATCTTCAGTTAAATTTTCAACAATACGAACTGGTACTGCTTCTATCTGCATTTGTTTTGCAGCTTCGTATCTACCGTGACCAGAAAGAATAGTTTTTTCTTCATCACAAACAATTGGCTGCGTAAATCCAAACTGTTTTATTGATGCCACAATATTCTTTATTTGTTGTTCTGGGTGTATTTTTGAATTGTTTTTGTATGGTTTTAGCTCTGATAAGCTACATTCTGTTGAAATCACAGTACCTAAGTCCTCCTTGCGTTTTTGCATTTTTTTTATGTACTTATTATTCATGTCGACATATTTTTCGTCAACATGAAATCCATCAGGGTCTTTATACCAAGCAATAATATGTTGTTTACATCTTTTCTTGGCATTTTCTAAGGTTTGCCCTGCTCCTTGTAATAAACAATAAGATGTCTGTCCGTCAGGCCATTTAGTATGATGTGTCCATTTATGGTCAGAATCAAATTCAAATTCATAAAATAATCCATTATGCTCAATCTCAAATACTGATGCTCCCATTAATATGCGACCTCCTTATTCCAAGAAATTTTTTTAAATGATTTAAAATAATCTATTGTTTTATCTAATCCATCATCAAGTGATACTGTTGGAAACCATTTTAAAGTTTCTTTTGCAAGAGTTATATCTGGGTTTCTTTTCTGAGGGTCATCTTCAGGTAATGGTAAATTGACATGAGGTAATGCAGTATTTATCTTATTTGATATTCGCATGGCTAATTCATTAACAGTTATTTCAACAGGATTTCCTAAATTAATTGGTTTTGTGTAGTCAGAATCCATAAGTTTTTTTAAACCAACAACCATATCATCTACAAAACAAAAGCATCTTGTTTGGGCACCAGTGCCATAAACAGTTATCGGTTTATTATCTAATGCTTGTGTAATAAAGTTACTTACTACCCTCCCATCATTTTTTAACATTCGAGGACCATAAGTATTAAATATACGAGCAATCCTAATTTGTACATTATTAACTCTTTTATAGTCAGTCATTAACGTTTCTGATATTCTTTTGCCTTCGTCATAACAAGCACGAGGTCCAATGGTATTTACATTGCCAAGATAATATTCTGGCTGCGGATGTATTTGTGGGTCGCCATATATTTCTGATGTACTAGTAAAAAGTATTCTTGCACCGCTTCTTTTTGCTAATCCGAGCATATTATATGTACCAAAAAAGCTAGTTTTTATGGTTTTTATAGGATTTATTTGGTACTGAACAGGACTTGCTGGACAAGCCAAATGCCAAATACGATCAACTTCTAGCAGTATTGGTTCAATCACATCATGTCTAATCAGTTCAAAGTTCTTGTGACCAATCAAATGAGCAATATTTTTTTTCTTACCAGTATGGAAATTATCAAGACAAATGACTTCTTGATTGTCTTTTATTAGTGAGTCGACCAAATGGGAACCAAGAAAGCCAGCACCACCAGTAACTAAATGTCGCATATAAATAAGTTGTTACTGTGAATGTTACAACAAAAATAATTGGTTTACAATTAATATTAATTGTATTATAATTAATATGTCAAAACAAAACAGGCTTCTAATGACAAACGAGACAACCTACGATCAAGAAACGCAAGACTTGATTATAAAAAACATGGTCAACACAATCTCTAATGACTATGCAGAATTATACAATTCAACACCAAATCCAATCAAGGATGTTTTAAATCAACTTCTTATGTTTGGAGAAGGCGAGGGTGTGCTTGTTAAAACTGCAATTAAACAGCTTTGGCAAGCAAATGAAAATTACAAGGAGGGCAAATAAATGAAACGAGGTCATTATTACAATCAAGCAGAAAAAGCTTTTAAAATACTTGATAAGTTCCATACTAAAATGTTTGATCTTGGTGGAGAAGAATCAGAACATTGGTCAGATGACTTTAATGGCAGAGAGTCTTGTCTACGCAGATCACTTGAAGCAGGCAAAGATGATGAAGCATTTGTCAAACTAGAGCAATATGACAAGCGGATTCATATGTGTAATCAAGATATTAAAGACTACAATGAACAAATAAAATATCTTAGAAAACAAATTGCTAAAGAGCAAATAAGAAAAGAAAATATCCAAAAAGAAAAATTAGATTGTATTTTGGAATGGGATATGGACTATAAAACTATAGAAAAAAGACTAATAAACGAGTTTCCAGAATTTATACCATAAATGAATTTAGACGAATTACCACTATTTAAACCAACATTAGAAAAAACCAAACTTGCTCAACAATGGGATGAATGTAAAGCAAAACAGCCAGATTTAATTCCTAAACTAGCTGAAATTGCTCGTAAATTACAAAAAAGAG